GTTAATGGTGAAAAAACTGCCCGCATTGCGGCAGAAATTTTCTATAAAACCCTGGGCGAAAAAAATGACTCGCCCGGATGGCTCCATTTTCGCCCCTGTGATTGGAGATCCCGGTGACGGCGATTCGCCGTCATGCGCCATTATTGACGAATATCATGAACATATTACCGACGCTCTATATACAACAATGACAACAGGGATGGGGGCCCGCGAACAACCCATTACGCTCATCATCACGACTGCAGGTTATGATATTACTTCGCCATGTTATGAGAAGCGCGAACAGGTGGTGGAGATCCTGCGCAAAACCCGCAACGGTGAAGAAAATGAGGGCATTTTTGGCATTATCTATGGTCTTGATGATGATGATGACTGGACTCAACCGGAAGCGCTAATCAAAGCCAATCCCAATTATGGAATATCGGTAAAAGAAAACTTTCTTCGAGCAAAACAGTTGCTTGCGATTTCGAACCCCAACCAGACTAATAAGATTCTGACCAAGCACTTTAATCGTTGGGTAAGTGCAAAAACTGTCTTTTACGATTTACAGAAATGGATGGCTGCCGCTGACAAAAACCTGAAATTGTCTGATTTCGCCGATGAAGAATGCTGGCTGGGAATAGACCTCGCGTCAAAGGTCGATCTTAATGCCGTCATTCCTGTTTTTCGTCGTGATATTGAAGGCATTACCCATTTCTATTGCGTAGGGGCAATGTTCTGGGTGCCTGAAGACACCATCTATTCTGTCGACCCCAAACTTAAGCATACCTCCGAACGTTATCAGTCCTTTGTGGGTCAGGGCGTCTTAATTCCAACTGATGGGGCAGAGGTTGATTATCGGCTGATTTTCGAGTCAATCCTGCAGTTACGTCAGAACGTGAAAATCGCCCAGTGCCCGATCGATCCCTATGGGGCCACCTCATTGCGTCATCTGTTGGAAGAAGAGGGGCTTGAGCCTGTTGAAATCAGACAGAACTTCACCCATATGAGCGACCCAATGAGAGAGATTGAAGCTGCACTGGCATCGGGTCGATTTCATCATGACGGAAATCCCATCATGAACTGGTGTATTCAGAACGTTGTAGGTCGCTACCTGCCGGGCAGCGACGATATTGTTCGCCCAACAAAGGAGGGGAAACAAAACAAGATCGATGGTGCGGTTGGTTTAATGATGGGGATAGGGCGCGCCATGTTGAACAGCGCAGTCATCAAATCTGTCTACGATGAGGAAGATATAGCGTGTTAATTGCAATTCTGAGTTTCATTATCGGCCTCGCCGGGGCTGTATTGATGTCTGCCGGTGCCTGGCTTTTTTGTCCCGCAGCGGGACTGATAACCGGTGGCATTATTTGCATGGTCTGGTCATTTTTAATCGCCAGAACGGCGGTTGTCAGCGCTAAAAATGGGGGAGATGATGTTTATTCCCCAGATGTTTAGAGGTCAAAAGCGGTCTGTATCAGGGGGCGGTTTTTGGGAAGCTATGCTGGGCGGCGTTAGTTCAAGCCAGAGTAAAGCGGGGATCATGATTACACCAGAAACGGCGCTTGCGCTTTCTGCTGTTCGTGCGTGTGTAACCCTCCTGGCTGAGTCTGTCGCGCAGCTGCCTGTAGAACTCTATCGACGAGATAAAAATGGTGGGCGGCAACGTGCGACAGACCACCCGATTTATGACCTGATTCACTCCCAGCCAAACAAAAAAGACACCTCATTCGAGTACTTTGAGCAACAGCAGGGTTTGCTGGGTCTGGAGGGAAATTTCTACTCGATCATCGACCGTGATGGAAAAGGCTACCCGAAAGAGCTGATCCCGATTAGCCCGAAAAAGGTGATTGTCCTGAAGGGGCCGGATGGTATGCCGTATTACGAAATCCCGGAAATCGGCGAAACTCTGCCGATGCGCATGATGCATCATGTGAAAGTGTTTTCGCTGGATGGCTATATCGGCACCTCTCCCATTCAGACGAACGCCGACGTTCTTGGTCTGAATCTGGCCGTTGAGGAACATGCATCGGCGACATTCCGGCGCGGTACAACGATGAGCGGGGTGATAGAACGTCCGAAAGAGGCCGCTACCATTAAAAGCCAGGATGCCATTGACCGCCTGCTGGCGAAATGGACCGAACGCCATTCCGGCATCCATAATATGTTCTCTGTGGCGTTGCTGCAGGAGGGCATGAGCTACAAACAACTGTCGCAGGATAACGAAAAGGCGCAGCTGCTACAGTCGCGGCAGTGGGGCGTGGAGGAGGTCTGCCGGCTCTATAAAATCCCGCCACATATGGTGCAGATGCTGGCGAAAGCGACCAACAACAATATCGAGCACCAGGGCCTGCAGTTCGTGATGTATACGCTGCTGGCCTGGCTGAAACGCCATGAGGGTGCTCTGCAGCGCGATCTGCTTCTGCCCAGCGAACGCCGCGATTTGTACATCGAGTTCAATGTCTCCGGGCTGCTGCGAGGCGACCAGAAATCACGCTATGAATCTTATGCGCTGGGGCGTCAGTGGGGCTGGTTATCAACCAACGATATCAGGCGTATGGAGAACCTGCCGCCGATAGCCGGAGGCGATAAATATCTGACGCCGCTCAATATGGTCGATAGCGCGAAGATCCTTCCTGGCGATAAATCGCCAACAGCTAAACAGCTGGCCGAAATCGAAACCCTTCTGGCCAGAGCCTGATTATTTCCCGCCGCGCGGGATGACCTGGAAGACAACATGACAACGAAATTAATAAACCTGCCGCACCTGGCAGATATGGTCTTTGGTGTGCCGCATTACGTCACGCGGCAAACAATGGACTCAGTGAAAGCGGTGTTGATCCCCCGTATTCAGGGGATCACCGAAGATTCCGCCATTCAGATGGCGCTGAATCCAGGTAAATCGCCTGCTGTTGAGCAGGTCCAGCCCACCGGCGAGGTGGCGGTGATCCCCGTTCACGGCATTCTCGTTCCACGCCGGGGGCAGATTACGGCGATGTGCTCTGAGCTGACCAGCTACGAGCGAATCCGCGGGCAGTTGCATGCTGCGTTAAACGACCCATCAATCAGCGAAATCGTTCTGGATATTAACTCCGGCGGCGGCGCAGCGGTGGGGTGTAAGGAGCTGGCCGATTACATTTATCAGTCTCGCGAAACGAAACCCATCACGGCGATTGTGAACTACAGCGCGTATTCCGCCGCATATTTCATCGCATCGGCCTGCAGCAAAATCATCGTCAGCCAGACCAGTGGCGTGGGGTCGATTGGTGTGATTATGGAGCACCTCGATACGTCGAAGCTGGAAGAAAAAATGGGGCTGACGTTCACTACCATTTACCGGGGAGATAACAAAAATAACGGCACCCAACATGAACCACTGAGTGAAGAGTCGCTGGGTATGTTCCAGGGCATGATCGACGAGATGTACGAAACGTTTACGGGGTCGGTAGCAGAATATCGAGGCTTGAAGCAGCAGGCTATCATTGATACGCAGGCGGGGCTGTATTTTGGCCCTGGCGCTGTTTCAGCCGGTCTGGCGGATGAAGTCTCTGACCCCCAGGCGGCGATCAATGCTATCTCGGCAAAGTATAAGCAACCCCGTCAAAAAACCTCCATTCAGATGCAGGCTGCCGCGATGGACCTGCAAACCAAAATGTAACCCGACGCAAACGCGTCACCACCAGAAAGCAGCCTCCGGGCTGCTTTTTTTATACCTAAAAAAGAGAGAAATAAAATGCCACAGATTGAAGAATTGCGTCGTCAGCGTGCGGGTATCAACGAACAAGTTCAGGCCCTGGCAACCATTGAAGCGAACGGCGGTACGCTGACAGCGGAGCAGCTGACAGAGTTTGCTGACCTGCAGCAGCAGTTCACTGATATCAGCGCCAAAATGGATCGTATGGAGGCGGCTGAACGTGCCGCGGCACTGGTCGCGAAGCCAGTCAAAGCTACCCAACACGGCCCGGCAGTCATCGTTAAAGCGGAGCCGAAGCAATACACCGGCGCAGGCATGACGCGCATGGTGATGTCGATTGCCGCAGCGAAGGGCGATCTGCGTGATGCAGCTGTCTTTGCTGCTGAAGAACTGAATGATCAGTCCGTATCGATGGCCATTTCAACCGCAGCGGGTTCCGGTGGAGCACTTATCCCGGAGAACATGCAAAACGAAGTCATCGAGCTACTGAGCGACCGTACCATCGTCCGTAAGCTGGGTGCCCGCTCTATCCCGCTGCCTAACGGTAATCTGTCGTTACCGCGCTCGTCTGGCGGTGCAACGGCCAGCTACACCGGTGAAGGTAAGGATGCCAAGTCGTCTGAATCAAAATTCGACGACGTAAAACTGACGGCGAAAACCATGATCGCGCTGGTCCCGATGTCGAACCAGCTGATTGGCCGCGCCGGTTTTAACGTTGAGCAACTGGTCCTGCAGGATATTCTTACCGCCATCTCGGTTCGTGAAGATAAAGCGTTTATGCGTGATGACGGTACTGGCGACACGCCGATTGGTATGAAGGCACGCGCGACGCAGTGGAACCGCCTGCTACCATGGGAAGCTGGTTCCACGATCAACCTGAACACGGTTGATGAGTACCTGGACAAGATTATTTTGATGGCGATGGATGGCAACAGTCTGATGATCCGTTGCGGCTGGGGCATGTCGAACCGTACCTATATGAAACTGTTTGGCTTGCGTGATGGCAACGGCAACAAAGTTTACCCGGAAATGGCCCAGGGGATGCTCAAGGGTTATCCGATTCAGCATACCAGCGCGATCCCGGTTAACCTGGGAGAAAGTGGCAAGGAGTCGGAAATTTATTTCGCTGACTTCAATGATGTTGTCATCGGTGAAGATGGTTCCATGAAGGTCGATTTCTCCAGAGAGGCCACTTACCTCGATGCCGAAGGCAACACGGTTTCCGCGTTCGCGCGTAACCAGTCGCTGATTCGTGTTGTTGTTGAGCACGATATCGGTTTCCGTCACCCGGAAGGCCTGGTGCTGGGTACCGGCGTCCTGTTCTAACCCATCCCCTCAGTTAATAAAGCCTGCATATGCGGGCTTTTCCCTTTAAGGAGAATGTTATGGCTGCGAAAAATAAAGCAGTGGAGCCTGAAGAAACGGTTACACAGGATAGCCATGCGACCGTGGTCGCACAGGCAGAACGTAAATCTGTTGTGTTCCTCGGTCCGCATAGCCGTTATTCCCGTGGTGATATTGCGAGTTTTAAATGTTCCCACGCCGAAGAGCTGGTTGAGCGCCGTATCGCGGTATGGCCGCAAGATGCCCAAAGCGCGCTGATGCCAAAGCCGGGAGACAGCGATTTTGATACTGACATTGGATGATGTGAAAACCCAGCTCCGTCTGGAGCTGGATTTCACCGAGCATGACGACATGCTCACGAAAATGGTCAGCGCCGCACAAAGGAGTATCGAGCGCGATTACTACTGCAAACTGGTCGCCAGTGATGCAGAGCTGCAGGCGTTCCCGGAGACGGTCCGGGGATTTGTTGCTGACGAAGATATCAAGCTGGCCCTGCAGTACCTGGTCAGTGATGCATATCTGAATGGCCACACAGGCCAGTGGCTGGAAACCGCGGCTGTGAAATATCTCCTTTTCCCTCTGCAGGAACACACCGTATGAGCCTGAAACCGGGAGAGATGAACTGTCGTATCGCAATCAGCTATTTCCAGACGGGCCGGGGGCCGCTGGGCGAACCGCAACCGGAGACGCTGGTCGAGGTAGGCAAAGCCTGGGCGAAGGCCGAGCTGGTATCGGGCCGAAGGGTGCGAACGCAGGATCAGGAACAGGTGGTGGAAACCCGTCTATTTACGGTTTATCCGGGGGTTTTGGTCGATTTGGACTGGAAAATCACGACGAAAGAACTGATTTACACCGTCCGGAATATCGACCGCAAAACGGACCGGATCATCATTACGGGGGAGGCGGACGGGCGCCATGATAGAGCTGGCAATTAAAACTGCCCTGGAGCGCATCACCGGCCTGAATGCGTACCCGCTTTTACTGCCGGACACGGTCCAGGAAGGAGTGACCTTTCAGCGTATCTCTGACCCGGAAATGGTCTCGGGAATGTTGCGAACGGGAATCGTATCTGCCCGTGTCCAGGTGAACCTGTACCGCGTTGATGATTACACCTCACTGCTGCAGTTGGATAAAAAAATCTGGGCGGAATGGAAGTCAATCGTTCATGGCCAGCTGGAGGGTATCCCGGTTCAGTACATTGAACGCGGCGGTATCCGGCAGGACAAAACGACGTTGACGAACCGGCGCAGCCAGTACCGCCTGATCCGCGATTTCATCATTCACTACGCGGAGGATACGTCGTGATACGAATGGAAGTGAAAGGGCTGGATGAGCTGGAGCGGCAGTTAATGGCCCTGGGCGAAAAAGTGGCGACGAAGGTATTACGGGATGCCGGGCGCGAAGCGCTAAAGGTCGTCGAGGAAGATATGAAACAGCATGCCGGCTTCGACGAAACGTCTGCTGGGCCGCACATGCGGGACTCAATCAAAATTCGCTCTTCCACCCGCAAGGGTAAAGGGAGCGCGGGTGTAACGCTCCGTGTTGGCCCCAGCAAACAGCACCATATGAAGGCGCTGGCGCAGGAGTTTGGCACGGTTAAGCAGGTTGCAGACCCCTTTATTCGACCCGCCCTGGATTACAACCTCCAGACCGTTTTGCGCGTGTTAACCGTGGAAATCCGAAACGGCATTGAAAACAGGTAGCATCCGCTGCCGTATAAAAAGAGAGAGAAACATGGCTGATAAAACTTCACCTGAATATGCGATGTTGTCGGCGGGCACCATTGTGAAATACGGGGAGCCTGGCGCTGCCACGTCAGCGCTGAAACCGCTGATTAACTGTAAAGCGATTGGTGCAATAGGGCAAACGGGAGGCTTTGTCGACTGCACCACGTTACTGGATAAGCAGAAACAGTCCCTCAGCGATCTGCCTGACGGGCCTGAAAAGTCGCTGGGCTTCATTGATGATCCGGGTAATACCGATTTTGCCGCGCTGCTGAACGCAGCAGAGGCCCGCAAGACCATCCAGCTATACGTCGAATTACCCAACAAACGAACAGCGACGATGCTACTGGCGCTGTCCGGCTGGCAGATGAATGACATCGCCGCTCCGGCGAATGAAGTCATCCAGATCACTGTTCAGGGTAAACAAAACAAAATCACCTGGGGAACCGTCGCTGTATCCGGCGGTGCCTGATTAACTTAACCCTTAAACTGCCACCTTCGGGTGGCTTTTTATTTTTAAGGACGACCTGTGAAAAATAAAGATTATGACCTGTCCGCGCTTAAATCCGCGTTGCTTAAATCAGTTCCTACCGTAGTGAAAACCGAGCTGTTTGGTGCGCCAGTTTTTATCCGCCGACTGACGGGGGATGAGCTGATTAGCTACGAAGAAACAATGGCTGAAGCCGCAAAGTCTGGCGTACCGCGTGAGGCATCGGAGCATTTAATTCAGATTGTTATCGATGCGCTGGTTCAGCCGGATGGAACCGCCATTCCCGACGAATTTAAACCCACGGCAGCCGAGCTGCTGAAGGTCCATGAAAACCCCGAACTACTGGAAGCGGTGGACAAAGTGAAACGTCACTCCATTGGGACGCTGGAGCAAGCGGAAAAAAACTAAATGACTCGCCCTGGCTGGAGCTGATTTTCTGGCTGGCCGACCGCTGGGGCGAGCCTGACCCATCAAAAATTGCCGCATTACCGGCAAACATTCTGTACCACTGGCGGGCCTACTTCCTGAAACAGGGCATTTTCCGCCGTCCTGGCGATGAAAACGCGTCACCTACCGAAACCACACCTGCGCTATCCCGGGTCGATGATGAATGCGCGGCAGTCATGAGGGCATTAATGTAATGGCAGACGTCGCATCTTTAGCGGTCGGGCTGCACCTTAACGCAGCCAGTTTTAAATCCCAGCTTCTGGGAGCGTATGGCGACGCGGAGAAGCAGTCCAAAAGGTTTAACCGCAATGCCCAGGCGGACGCGAAAAAGACGGAGGACGCCTATAAAAAGGTCGGCCTGTCGATATCCGGGATGGCCAGCAGGCTGGCGGGGCTGGCAGGCGCCGGTCTTTCCATTAGTACGATCATCACAACGTCCAGGCAGTATGGTCAGGCGCTATCTGACCTGCAGGCGATCACCGGCGCGACCGCTGATGAAATGAAAGCGCTGGATCTGGCCGCGCAGGAAATGGGGCGCACGACAGAGTACAGCGCCAGCCAGGCGGCTGAGGCGCTCAAGCTGATGGCATCGGCTAAACCGGAGCTTTTAAAAACCTCCGATGGACTGCAGCAGGCGACGAACAGCGCGCTGATTCTGGCGCAGGCCGCCGGAACGACGCTCCCGGATGCAACAAAAACGCTGGCGCTGTCATTGAACCAGTATGGTGCCAGTGCGCAGGAAGCGGATCGTTACATCAACGTTCTGGCCGCTGGCGCGAAGTACGGTTCATCCGAAATTACGGATACGGCAGCAGCCATTAAAAATGGCGGCGTCGCAGCTGCACAGGCTGGCGTCGGTTTTGAACAACTGAATGCGGCCATTCAGGTTCTGGCTGAGCGTGAAGTGAAAGGTGGAGAGGCAGGAACGGCGCTGCGAAACGTCATCCTGAATCTGGAAAAGGGAACAGATAAAACCCTGAAACCTTCGGTTGTCGGCTTGAGCCAGGCGCTCAATACGCTGGCAGGCAAGAACCTTTCAACGGCCCAGGCGGTGAAACTGTTTGGCGTGG